TACTGCCAGACGGCCTGATCATCGCCGCCTTGCCGTTGGCCATTGCCTCCAGGGTTCCAACGCCAATCCGCGCTGTAGCCTCCGAGTTGAACACGTACTCGCCACGGTGGACCGGACCGGCAACTTCGTCACGTCGCCCATTACCGGTGTAGCCACCCTCCATAAAGCCAACACCAGACATGGCCGTCATGCCAACAGCCGAGGCGAGTGGACCCGTGACACTCAACGCCGTGGCCATTGCAGCAGGCGCGGCCGCTGGACCAATGATTGGAATCGCTGCGGTGGAGGCATAGGCGTTCAGTCCGGCCTGCAAAGACATCGCCGCCGCATTGGCGCCGAGCGTCCCCGCCGCTGTTGCCTGGGTGGACCTCCCAACCAGCATCTGCACGCCCTGATAAATCAGCCATTGCGCAGCCATGTCGCCCAACGCCTTCAACATCGACTTGGCAAAGTTGCCGACCATGTCGCCCAGCGCGTCACCTGCGTCTTCCGCGCCGCTGGCCACGTCCGAGAAGAACGTGCCCATGTCGCCCGTTGCGGTATCCAATGCACCCGACGTGAAGTCGGCGGCGATCTGCGAATAGTCCCGAGCAGCATCGGCATAGTTGGCCCACGCTTCGTTGACACCGCTCATCCAGTTCGATTGGTACTCGTCGAGCCGGGCGTAGTAGTTCTGCTGATCGAATAGGCGTTTTGCCAGTTCGTCTTGCAGGACAGCGGTTTCGTTGGCGTACAGTTCCGGCGAGATCTGACCTGTGTTCCGTTGCTCGTTCAGATTGGCCAGGTCTGCCGCGTACTTCTGCCGAAGTGCCAGGTCGGCCCGCATCCGGTCGCGCGCCTTGTCGCCCATGCCGACGCCAGCCAGCTCCTGATCGAAGCCATCTTTGGTAGTTTGCGTCCCTGTGGCTTGGGCATTTTTGAAAGCCGTCAGCTTCAGGTCATCTTCATTGGCCTTTTTGATTTTGTTCAGCGCGTCCAGCTCGGCGGCCATGCCCATGAGCCGTTTCTTCTGCGCTTCGTTCAGCGTCCCGAGTTTTCCTTCCTGCAGCTCGAAGGAAAGCTTCATTACCTCGGTGGCGTCTTTTTGCTTGTCGCCGCTGGTGTTGATCAGATCTATCTGGCGTCTGTAACTCTCCTCGGTCGACTCGAAAGCTTTCAGTTGCTGCTTGGCAGCCGACTCTGATTCGCTGGCATTCTTTTTTGTCGCCTTGGCTGCTGCATCATCGGAGGCCTTCTGTGCATCCTTTGCGGCTGCCGCCGAACGGATGGCAACGATCATGCCTTCCGTGAGGTCGGTGTTCTCGGCGATGAACCTGTTTGCTGCTTCGAGGGCTGTTTTGTCCTGGGCGGCACCCAGCTGCTGTTGCAGTTGCTCGAGGTATTTCTGACCGGCCTGATCCGCGGCAGCAATTGCGGCGTTGTTTTTGCCACGAGATGCGGTGTTGGCGTCTGTCTCGCCAGTCAGTTCTGCCAGCGTCTGCCGCTGCTTATCGAGGGTTACTGTGAGATCGGAAACCTTGATTTGCCCGGTCTCAATCGACTGGGCCATTTCCTCTGTGACACCAGGAATCAGTCTGACTTGGTCCGCCACGACCTTCCAGTCTACCGCCTGCCCTTTTGCAGAGTCGGTAACCGCCTTGTTGACGAGGCCCATCGCCGATTGAAACTCGGCTGGTAGCGGAGCCATACCGCCCATAAAACCAGAAGCACCGGCAAGACCGGCGTTAGTTAGGCTTGCCTGAAACTCGAAAGCGATCGAGCCGGCCGCTGTGGCGAGGTCCTTTTCTGTATCAGCGATTGAGGCGCGCAACTCGCGCAAGGTGACGGACTGTGTGGCCCTGTTGAGCTTGTTAAACTTCTCGGCAAGCTTGTCCAATGGGTCGCTGAGATCGCCTAACTTCTCCTCAAGGACGCTGGTGTTATTGCGAAGAGTGAGGAATGCGGTGGCTGCACCGATTGCCAGCGCCGCTACACCCACCGGCCCCCCAAGCATTCCTACCAGACCTACACCGGCGCGACTCACACCAACCTGTGCAGCCTCTACAGCATTGGTAGCACGCGTCTCTGCCAGCCGAGCCTCAGCAAGCTGCAGCGACATCTGTGTCTGGACAGCAGTACCACGCGCTGCAATGGCTTCCTTCTCCGCAAGGAAAACCGATGTTTGGGCCTTTTGCTGCTCAGCCTGCGCCACCAACAAAACCGCCGATGCCTGGGCCTTCCTGGCCGCAACATCCTTGTATGCAGAGTAAGTCGCGGTCGCAGCTGATGTCGCCGCAAGTGCGCCATATCGGGAAAGTGCTGCCACGGCAGCCATGATCGCAACGTCGGCCAGGGTTTCGAAGTTGTCCCCAACAATGCTGATGGCTTTGCCGAGAACGCCGGTGAAGTCTGTGGTTTCGTTCAGCCGCCCCACGTAAACGCCGAATGCGTTGGACAGGTTCTGCACAGCATCGCGGACTGCAATGCTCATGCCGTCGGCTAACTCACCATTTGCTATCGCAGACTTCTGCAGACCCTCCGTAAGTAAGTCCAGGCTGAGCTTGCCCTGGGCACCAAGGCTGCGAATCTCCTCGGCTGTCCTGCCAGTAGACTTCGTGATCGTGTCGACCACTGTCGGCATTGCCGCGAGGATCGATTGCCAGCCATCGGCCTCAACCTTTCCGGTCTGCAGCGCTTTCGAGTACGCATCGATGGCGACACTGGCTTTATCGGCTGAGGCTGAGTTTGTCACCAGCAGAAAGCTGAAGCTATCCATCACGTCCAGCGCCTGGCCGGTGTCGTAGCCCATCGACTTCAAGCTGTCAGCTGTCCGGATGTAAAGCTCTTGCGCCTCACTCAATGGGCGATAGGTACGCTTGGCAGTCTCCAGCAGACGTTGCTGCACCAGGTCGTATTCGCCAACGCTCACAGTGGCCATACCGATGCGGTCAGACATCTGGCCGTAGGAGTCGGCCGCCTCAATGATCGTCCCAATCCCTGCGACGCCAATAGCGGTCGCAAGGGCATTCTTGATCAGCCCTGAGGCATGTTGTGCGCGTTCGCCAGCACGGTCGAAGGCGTTGTCGACCCGCCCCAGGCTTTTATCAATCTTGCCGGACGTTTGGGCAACGCTGGAGTCTGCACGCGCCATCTCCTGACGCAGCTGGGCAGTGGTCGCCTCGATGCGGACGAGCATCCCCTGTACGTCGGTATCGGCCATGCTTTTCTCCAGGCATAAAAAAACCCGCCGAAGCGGGTGGTAAAGTTGAAAAAACTAACCGCAAAGCTTAGACCAGGCTTGCTCAAATTCGCTTGAGCTCATACGTCCATCTTTCTCAAAAACGACCATCTCTTTGGTTGCAGCAATAAACCTCTTGAAACCGACATACCCGCCAAACGAGTTCTTCGAATTCACCTCACCACAAAACCCGCGCTGATTACGAAACTCGGCACTGCCCGGATCTTTCAAAACTCCTGATACAAACTCCCTAGCCACACGCTGATATCGTATCTCAGTCATTTCGGCCTTCTGCCTTGCCTTGTCCGCATCTGACTGTCCACACCCTGCCAACAACAAAAAAACCGGAAGCATCACTATCAGCTTTTGCATTCGTCAATCCCTCGCCATTAATTGGTGAAGACTATCAAAACGCTATGCCGCCTGCCTGCCCGTCAGCGCCTGGCGCAGCTTGTCCGCTACGGTTGATGGTGATGGTTTGCCTGCTTTGGGTGTCTTCTTTCCACCGCCGAAGGGGTTGGTCATCTGCGCCCACTCAACCCGAGCATCCATGGCCAGAAACAGCTCAGGAAGCGGAGTAGTCCATGCCAAATCCGGCGGCCATCCGAGCCAGCCGGTGGCCATCGCGTAAAGCCGATCGACATAGCTGCCGTTCTCTACGACGCTTACCCCACCGCTGGCTGATTCTTTCCCGCGTCAGTACCCTTGGGATTATAAAGCGCCACCAGGTAGGCATTGAGCTTAACGGACACTTCCAAGACGCCTTCCTGCCATACCTGCTCAGGGATTGCCTTGGCGGCTTTCCCAGTCAGGCCTGCACCGCTGGCAATGATCACAGCGCAACCATCAACGCTCAGGGCATTGATAGCCTGAGATGCTCCACGCAAGCCACCAAAGTGGGCCTCGATCGCCCGCACTGCGCCGAGGGTGGGCTTCAGGGTGTAAGTCTCACCATCGAGTGAAATGTCGACGGTACCGAGCAAGGTCTTGCTCATGTGACGAATCCTTGTAAGTCGGGGCCGAGGCCCCGCAGGTTAGGCGGCGGCAGCCGGGAGGATTTCCAGGATGTCGGAGTTGATGCCGATCGTGACGTTGCGGCGAACTACGTTGTCAGCGGCGCCGGCGGCGACGGTGTTGTTCATCACCTTGCCGCG